AACCATTACCATTTATTGACTGATATGGCAAAATACAGAGGAAGGACAGTTACTTTGAACAAACCCATGAGGGGTGATGTTAAAAAGTTTAAAGTATTTGTAAGAGACAAAAAAACTGGCAATGTTAAAAAAGTAAACTTCGGACAAAAGGGCATGAGTATAGGTAGGAACGACCCAAAAAGAAGAAGGTCTTTCAATGCTCGAATGGGTGCAGTTCTGGATAAAGTTAGAGGTCAGAAGACCCTCAGTCCAGCATATTGGTCCTTACAGGCTTGGAAAAAAGGATTTAAGATTTGACTGACACTTCAAAAATTATGCAATGGCTTAATCAAAAAGTTAACGAACTAAAGCCTCAAGAGAAAAAAGAATATTACTTAAATAGCGAATATGCTGGTAGAAAAGTTTATATACAAATAAAAATAGATGCCATTAACTCAAGCACAACAAAGAGTAGTAGAGGATAACTCTAGATTTAAAGTTTTAGTCACAGGTAGAAGATTTGGTAAAACACATTTAGCTATCAGACAATTAATCAAGTTTGCAAGTTATCCTAATAAAAAAGTTTGGTTTGTATGTCCGACATATAGACAAGCTAAACAAGTTTGTTGGATATCATTGAAAGAAAGATTACAGGACCTTAACTGGATTAAAAAAACTAATGAAAGTGATTTATCTATTACCTTAGTAAATAATTCAATCATAGCTCTACGAGGGGCTGATCGATCATATGACAACTTGAGAGGTGTTGGGTTAGATTACTTAGTGATGGACGAGTTTGCTGATATACCTAGTGATGCTTGGTATAGTGTTTTGAGAGCAACATTGTCAGATCGAAAAGGTGCGGCTTTGTTTACAGGAACACCGAGAGGATATGGTAACTGGGCTTATGACCTATATAGAAAAGGATCTGAGGACGAAGATTGGAGTAGTTTTCAATTTACTACTTTAGATGGTGGTCAAGTCGATACAGAAGAAATAGAACAGGCTAAAGCTGACCTAGATGAAAGGACCTTCAGGCAAGAATATTTAGCAACTTTTGAGACTTATGCTGGAGCAATCTATTATAATTTTGAAAGAGAAAGTAATGTTGTTTCTGTAAAACCAGACACTAGTGCAATACACATCGGAATGGATTTCAACATAAATCCCATGTCGGCAGCAATATTTCAGTTGAAAAATAATATTATTAACTTTATTGATGAGATAGTGATTTACTCATCGAACACAGAAGAATTAGTCAAAGAGATCAAGGTACGATATCCAAATAGACAAATCATAGTTTATCCTGATCCAGCTTGTCGACAAAGAAAGACTTCTGCTGGTGGTAAGACAGACTTAACGATACTGCAAAATGCAGGATTGACAGTAAGAGTTAAGAACCAGCACCCACAGATAAGAGACAGAATAAATGCTGTTAACTCAAGACTAAAGAATACAAACGATCAAAGAATGATGTTCATACACCCTAAGTGTAAAAATATTATTAGAGGATTGGAAAGACACCTTTACAAAGAGGGAACTACGCAACCTGACAAGGATAGCGGCTTTGACCATATGAACGATGCCATCGGATATGCTGTTGATTATTTGTTCCCTATTAGAAAAAAATATAACAGAGAAATACCACAAAGATGGAGTGTTAAATAATGGTACAATATAGTGCAAATGAATTTACCTATCCTACAGATAGTTTATTGAGGGATAGAGAATATGTCGAAGATACTCACCCAGACTTCGACCTAATGATACAAAGATGGGAGTTCTACCTAAGATCATACTTAGGTGGTGATGAATTCAAAGCTGGTAAATATTTGAATGAATATCAGTTAGAACTAGATATGGAGTACGATAATAGAATAAATTATACACCGATTGATAATCATTGTAGAAACATAGTATCGATCTACTCTAGTTTTCTTTTTAGAGTTCCACCAACCAGAGATTATGGTTCTATAGGTGATGATCCTAGTTTAGAACCATTCTTAAAAGACACAGACTTAGAAGGTCAAAACTTCAATGCTTTCATGAAAAATGCACAAGTCTACGCATCAGTTTATGGTAATGTATGGGTCTTTATAGACAAGCCTGAGTCAAATGCTGAAACAAGAGCAGACGAACTTAATCAAGGCATAAGACCTTATCTGACCATGATCACACCAGACAATGTATATGATTGGCATTATACTAGAGCTGCATCTGGTCGTTACTATCTTGATTATATTAAGATAAGGGAAGAAGTTACTAGAGATGGCACATTCTATCGAGTATGGACACCTGAGGAGATAAAATATATTTTTGTTCCTGAAAAAACAGGAGACCCAGAGATTAGAGAAGTACAAACGAATGCTTTAGGAATGATACCTGCAGTATGTTTATTTAATAAAAGATCACCCAAAAAAGGTGTGGGAATATCTGACCTAACAGATGTTGCATTATTACAACGATCTATCTATAACGAGCTTTCTGAAATGGAACAGCTTATTAGATTATCAAACCACCCAAGTTTAGTTAAAACACAAGGTGTAGAGGCTAGTGCTGGTGCTGGTGCGATTATATCGATGCCAGACGATCTTGAAAGCGGTTTGAAACCATATTTATTGCAACCTAGTGGAGCAAACTTATCTGAGATTAGAGCATCAATCGAACAAAAAGTAGAAATGATTGATAGAGCAACACATATGTCAGGTGTTAGACAAACAAAAACTCAGATCACTTCAGGCATTGCTTTACAGACTGAGTTCGAAAATTTGAATAGTGCTTTATCAGAAAAAGCAGATCTACTTGAAAATGCTGAAGAGCAAATATGGTCTATATGGAGTGCATGGCAAAACAAAACATTTGATGGTGAGATAAAATATCCTGAGTCATTTAATTTAAGAGATTATGCTTCAGATCTTGCTTATCTACAAACAGCAAAAGCGAGTGGTGTCAGATCAAGTACATTCCAAAAAGAGATAGACAAACAAATAGTAGATGCTGTTATTGATGACGATGAAGTTATTAGAACTATCAATGACGAGATCGACAGACAGTCTGAGGTCGGAGTATTTGAAAACGCACAAACTCAAGCTGAAGTTGCAGAAGAGGAAGATGCCGAGTAGATTAGATTTGTCGGAGGACAGCAAAGTCAGCCTCCCTGCCAAAAATTTAATAACGATTATTGGTGGAATTCTAGTAGGCTCGTGGTTTGCCTTCGGAGTGATTGAGAGATTAAATGTAATCGAGACTGAATTACAATTGATGCAACAGGACCTGCTTGAGGCATCCACACAAAAGCCTATAGATCAGGAGCAGTTTATGTTGTTGGAGTTTCTATCCAAGGAACAAGATAAACTAAAAGCAAAGGTAGAAGCTGAAGTACCTAACATTAAAAAGAACGATATGACTATACAGTTTCATGAGGAAAGAATTATTGATTTAGAAGAAAAGAACGGAACTTACTAATGATAGAAATAGTCTTTGCAATGATGATGATACAGAATGGCGATAAGGTCCTAGAGTATGTTCCTACTGATGGCATGTCTGACTGTTTAGCTCAAAAAAGGATCGTTTCTAGATCAATAGGACAAGATCAAGATGGTATTTATATTCAATGCAAAGAGGTCAAAGCAGAGCTTGAATATGATATGGGTAGATTGAGAATAAAAAGAATTATCGATGGATAAGATTGAGAAACTAGCTCAACTCAGAGAGAACCTTGTTGACGATATTGAACTGAGACACATCAATAGATTGAATATTGCTTTAGAAAATTTAGAAGATGATATTGTAAAGTTAGCAGGATCATTACCATTGCAAGGACAAAAATTATTCGAAGCTAGATTAGCAGTTGAGTTAAGACCAAAAATTAAAGAAGCTATCGACAAACATTATCTTTTATGGGCAGATAATACAGTAAGAGAATATGATAAAGTTGCAAAACTTGTTATCGAAAACATGAAAGAATTACCTATACCAGCAAAGTTCAAAACACTTACTGAGATAGATATTGAAACAATCACTAATCTAAAAAGGTTAAAATTCACAGGTTTTTTAGAGATTGCAAGTGAAACAACTAATGCTTTAGCAGATAATGTTTACAGCTCGACAATCGTAGGCAAATCAATTAATGATATGGTAAAAGATTTGAGACAAAGAATTAATGGTGTGTATATGAAGGCTGATACTGATGAG